TACATGGCACCGGTCTTGGGATCCGTCCAGACGATATTGGGACGGGGGTTCAGGATGGCATCTTCATCCTTCTGAATCGTACCATTGTCCACCTGCACATAGAACCATATCTGGTCTTTGCTGTGCACCTGAATCCGCTTGATCATCTTTCGGTCTTTGCCGATCCGGTCAACATACCAATAGATGACATATTCACAGCCATCATCTGTGTCCTTTGCACGGACTTCCACAACACCAAGACTGTCAGCGTGCTGGAACGCCAGTCTATCTTCATGGTTCTTGAAACCATACATGTAGTCAAAACCCTTGGCTGTGGTGCCGGTAATCACTTCAGCCATTTCAGCCCAGAAGTCATCATCAAAGTACACATCCAGATGTTCCTGAAGACCTTCCGCAGTGGGCTTGGCCTGAATGGGCATTTCCTCAAAGGACAGGATGTATGCCGTCAGCTGATCCACATGTTCTGTGAAGAAGGGATGACAGATCCTGCTGTTGGATCTGGCCTTGTCTTCCACAAGAATGCCATCTGTGTTGTAATAAAACACCCTATAATTCAGGATGTCATGTTCACCTTCATAATAACGCTGACCAATACCGGCCAGCCGCTTCTTTTCCGATGTAATATCATCGTCAATACATCGTTTGATTTCAGCTTCCGTCAACACATGACATCACCACCTTCCATTAAAAATATTTACAACGTGCCACACAGCCAATGCCGCATAGACTGCTGTGCATATCCACATCCCACACTTGGAATGCCGGGATAACCACCAACACAAAATCCCCACGATGATCACCTTGTAGATTATCATCACGGGGATATTTTGCATCAGGGGATTCAATTCTGTTATGCCGTTATTCAGGGCATACAGTGTGCAGAATAGGTCAAACAGATTCAGGATGTAGGGAATCATTAACCTACAGCAACAAGAGGCCACACATGTGCAACCACATCCGACCTGCCCGCATGAACCGTAACTTCAAGACGACATCCATCCTCAAGCATTATTATGGTAAAGATATAAGCCATGCCATTGTTGAATTCGTCGAAATACTTATAGTAACTGTTCACGCAAATACTGTTACCACAATCACCATCACCATCTTCAGCATTTGGCAGGAAAAACAGGACATTTTTATTTTTGAAACCTTCAATGAAAATATCGAGCAGTGTAGCACTGATAGGTAATGGCTCTTGAGATCCAATGGTCTCCATATAGGGTGCAATATCAATCATCGTGTGTTTGATTGATGCAAAATTATCAGAAGACCATGTCACATTATTTACAAAGGTATAATCTTCCGGCTTTTCCCGTGCGACCACATTAAGACTGGTTTTGGTTTCATCATGACCATTGATATACACCAGCATGGGGGATGTCATGGTCAGAAGTGCATTGGGCACATCCGCAACAATTTCATTACCACGCAGATATGCCTTCATGGGATAACAGGCACCACTGGAATTAAGGAACACAACCTTGTCCCCAACAGACAGACGGGGTTCCGTGACACGCTGACTCAGATCCCATTGGTTGAATTCGGTGTATCCACCATAGATAGTAAACATAAAATCAATCCTTTCTTATTCATACACTGGTATGGGTTCGCTTGCGGCCATGTAGGGGATGTTGTCCGTGGTATAAAGGTCTGTATTTGTCCATACTACATTTTCCAGTGAAAACTTAAGTGATTCACCGCTATGCGTTTCAATGTCACCGAACGCAGAAAACACCCCGGTGCTGTCCCACGCTCTTTCAGCTCTCACCCATTGGTCTCCATCCGCATACCACACAAAATCCTTGTATGTTCCATCTGAATCATACAAGTCATTTGTTATTGTGATTTCCGAAAGGAAATAAACCACCAGTTTATCAACCTTACCCAACATACTGCCCGTCGAATAGTCATAAAGAACCATTACCGCATGGGGAAGTTTGTCTTTGTCCCATTCCGGCAGTGCAGAAGACACCATGCCATTGTAGGAATACATCTGGGTAGTTCCACCAGAACCACTGTCATCATCCACAATGTCATCAGGTGTGGCACCGTATTCCACGCTTGCACTGAATGTCTTGTGGGTGACCCATCCCATCAGCTTCTTCATACACCGTCACCCCTGCTTGTCACATTGGCACGGATGATGAAGGGCTTGTGTTTGACCACATTGTAATACTGTGTACCGGACAGCAGACCAACATCATAGAAATACCTGCCGGGATCCAGATCTTCAGTGTCTGCCGGTTCGATGGTCACAGTATAAACACCGTCCTTTCCAGATGTGGTGGTCTTCGCAAAAATGGCCTTGGAATCATCCAGTTTCCGCTTGATACCAAAGACAACCTTTTCACCGTCAGCCAGTGTGTATTCATTACCATCCGTATCACGGACGGTAATATCAAAGGTGTTGGTTGTGCCCCTGACAATTTCAATTTTCTGTGCCATATTCATTCACTTCCTTATATAAAAAACAGTCATGCAAGCACCATAGGCGGCACCAATTGCAACCGCCCCGAGGAGTTACAGGTATTTCACAGCCATTCCCCCAAAAATCCGCATGGCAAAAATGAGGATGACCGCTGGTGCTGTGCATACTGCCGTCAAATAAGCCATTTATTTTTCTGAATGAACCGTTCCAATGCATAACGCATGGCATCCATCAGATGGTTGTTGTCATCTTCAGGTTCATTCAGTGCTTTTCCAAACTTGTCCTTTTTCCACTGATACTGACTGATTTCAGTCAGGAAGTTGACACACCGTGGATGGATGATGATTTCAAGGTCTTGGATCCACTGGATGCCGTTGTTGACTGAATCCTTGCCCTTCTTGGCACCTTTGATCCTTGTCAGACCCAGACCACGCAGTTCATCAATGGACTTCGGTTCAGCACAGTCAGCTGTGATCTGTTCCTTGCTGTAGCCCATCCGACTGACTTCTTGGAAGATGGCCTTGTTGGACATGCCTTTCTTGTACATCTCATCCCAGACATACAATCTGCGTTCTTCCATTGACAGGAAACCACAGAACAATGCAGAAGGGTCGTTGGTATAACCAAAGTCAAGACCAAAAGCAGATTGCACATCCTTGGGAAGCTGTTGAAGGGTGAAGGCCTGTTCCGTCCATCGTTCGTACACAAGACCCTGAACCACACCCCAGTTGCCCAGCCCGGCCACGTTATATCTACGGGCATTGGTTTCCTTCATGCGTTCAAATTCTTTGCGGTCAGCATCAGACAACCATTCATTGCACATGTAATTGGTTGTCATTGCAAGGACATCCGGATCTTCCACATCAAAAAACCTTGCCTTGATCCATGTCCTATCAGACCATGGGTTGAATGTCAGTGTTATCTGCTTCCACAGATTTTCAGGACAATCACCCAAAATGGATTCAGCAAGGGTGTCAAATGCTTCTTCTTTTGTTATCTCATACGCTTCTTCAATCCACATCCAACACAGGACACCGACTTCCACGGCAATGGATGTGATTTTCAATTCATCATCCAATCCCCTGAAGTATATCTTCTGCCCGGTGGGGGTGTAGGTCATTTCCAGTGGGGATTCTTTAATCTGCCACAGATGTTCCACCTGCAACCGCTTGATTGCCCACTTCAGCTGTGTGAAGCAACTGTCTTTCAGTGTTCTATATGTTTTTCTGATTACCAATGCATTGGAATCAGGGTGTTTCATGATATGATAAATAAACCAGATTGCCGTGGTGGTACTTTTTTTTGATCTTCGTGAACCTTTTACAATCCTGTATCTTCCACGATAGTGCCAAAAATCAGCATAACCCTTTCCAATGGTTTCTTGCAAAGATACGTGTTTTCTCTTAATCTGCATAAGACCACCTGAATCCACCGCACTGCTTGCGTTTCCCCTTGCAAGCCTTGATCAGCGTGGAAGGATCCAGATTATACGCATCACAAGCGGCACGAATAAACAGGAACCGTTCACCGGTGTCCAGATTCACAACAGGCTTGCACCGGGGATGATGTTCACCACTGTACTTCTTCCGGGCATCCGCCATCTTTCGCTTTGCGGCTTCAGAATGGTGCTTTCCATAATTGGGATTGTCTGCACCGTACCGATGCACACCAATCTGTCCTTCTCCACCATCTGTCAAGTTGTAACCATTGGGCACCTTACTGTTGAAAAGTTGAATATAATAGCGTTCTTTGGCATCCAGTTCTTCCTTGGTTTCAGCAGTATCAATAACATCAACCAAAAAAGAATTGATTCCGTATTTCCGCAATGCCCGGTCAATGTAGGAAGTCCGACCATTGGCCAGATGTTCTACCATTCGCTGATTCAGGGATCTGGCAGTCTGTCCCACATAAGTCATACCATTGGTCTTGTTTGTGATTTTGTAGATAATCATTCTGTCACATCCTCACCAAACACAGGGATGACCACGCTGATGTTGGCCTTGGTGTCAAATGCACCCTGCATCTTGCCCAGCGTTTCAGCCGCTTTGATGACATCCTTCAACTGGGGTTGCCGCTGAATGATCTTGGCTTCAGACACACCATCACCACAGCCTTCCACAACCACCTGTTCTTCCTGAAGTTCACCACGCATGATGGATGTCAGCCTTTCCTGAATCTCACGGATCCCGGCAATCTTCTCCGATGCCATTTCTTCCGCTAATTCTGCAAGTCGGGCTTTTATGTCATCATTTTTTAACAATCGGTTACAGTTGGAATAGATAGACCGATCATTGGCAGTCTTATATCCAGCCTGTTTATATGCTTCTGATGCATTGCCGGTCTTGGCATAATGCAGACAGAACGCTTCCCATTTCGGATTTTCTAACACGGCAATTCACCTCACAAAAAAGGGGATAATATCAAAACACCCACAAGTGTGCCACATAGTGGCCTGTGGGGGAAGTTCTGTTCCACGAAAAAAGGCACCCATCCAAAACTGGATAGATGCCTTTCAGCTATTTCTTCACTATATAATATATCACAGATATATTATACATACAATTACAAAGGATTTCATCTTTGCCGCTTCTTCTGATTTTTCTTAATTGTTTCCCGGAATTTTAACTTTTGAGCATCAGTCATCTTCTTCCCATGATCTTTGACCGACACCCATTCCAGATTGCTGACACAATTGTTGGTCTTATCACCATCTATGTGATGAACCTGCGTGAACAACTCATCATGGTTTGACATGAATGTTTCAGCAACCAAACGGTGAACGGTCTTTGTATGACATTTGTTTGTCCACAAACTCACTTTCATATAACCGGTCACCTTGTCAACAGATGGCTTCAAATACCTACCAGTTTTCTTGATGCGGATCTTTCCGTCATCACTTATCTCATACTTGCCACCATAACCGTCAAGGTTTCTCCAGATTTCAACCATATATCACACCCCCTTGTTGATTTCATCTTTCAGATGATTCAGTGCTTTCTGCTTGATTCTCCAAATATGCACCGTACTGTATCCCATATCCTGTGCAATTTCTTCCTGTGTCATGTATCGGACATACTCACGATGCAGGACACCGTATTCATTGGCCGGTAGCTTTTCCAACACAGCAATCACAGCCGCTTTGTGGTCAATATATCGGTCACAGGCTTCATTGGTTTCCCGTGCCAAATCTCCCAGCTTCACAGCAACATTGCCCACCTTATCAGACACACCACCGGCATGTGGCATTCCCGTCAATTCCGGTGTGATCTTTGTGCCCAGATCCAACAGCTGGGATCTTTCAGCCAGCTTTGCATTGATCAATTCATCCAGCTTCTTCACCTGTTCAAGCCATACAATGACCTGTCCAAGATTGTCCACGATGTGTCCACGATGAAAGTCCCCATCGTGGACACTTTTTTTCAAATTTTCCACGCTTGTCACCTCTCAAAAACCGCATAAAATCTATGTTTTTTCATATTCGCTTTAGCACGTTAACACTTTAATGTCCACGATGTCCAAGATAGTTCTATATATCTCTATATATTTTTCTTTTTTACAGGGTGCACACCCTCACAGACTATAACCCTATAATTCTATAAAGAAGTTAAAAACATCGTGGACATCGTGGACATCGTGGACACCCACCCAAAAAAGTCAGTGTTTATGCCGTTTTTTCGGGATCCAATGTGTCCACGATGTGTCCTTGATAAGCTGGACACCACATTCATCCTGACAGGTTTTGATGATTTCATCTATTGTGACCTCACCATTTTGCAGTGAAGTCAGCCATGTGATGCACCCACTCAGGAACCTGTCCTGACGGATGGCACCATGACCAAACCTGTCATGATTGACCATCAGCGGCACAGACAGCAACAACTGAAACGCTTCATCACGGGCATCATTCCTGACCTGTTCCAGCTGATCTTCCGTCAGCACATAAGTCTTGACCTTCCCGGTCTTACCGGCTTTTCTGCGTTCGGCACGATTCATCACAACACCTTCTTCCCTGACGGCACACGGATGACCTTGCCGCACTTTGGGCACTTGCACACATAGTGCCAGACTGGGTTTCCCATCTCCATGTGGAACTTGCTGTCCAGATACTGCACACGGAAATCATGATCACATAACCATCTTTTAAGCATCAACATCACCATAGGAACAGAAATCATCGGGCTTGGGTCTTCCATACAGACCGTGGTAGTTGGTGCACCTGCCGGATTCATAGCTGGTACATTCACCACAGTGCACTATAGGGGGATGCCACAGATTGCAGTCTGTTCTTCGCTCCTTATAGCCAATGATGCAGATCTCATAATTACCACAAGTTTTACATGTTTTTGTCATGTCTTAACCACCCCACACAAAATCCAACAATTGCACCCAGTGCCCAACCTACCAAGAAGAATATACATCTGTCAGTCATTGTCTTTCCTTTCTCCGGTCTTCGGGCAATCCTCTGTACCTTCAAACATTGCCCATGATACAGGCAAGTTATAGTGAATTTGATTTAATTCTTTGGTAAGCTGTGCCCTGTAGCAACTCATTGGGCATTTGCCCTTTTTGTAATTCCAACAATGCGTTGCATCATGATTCATTGATACATCACCTCAACAATGTCCAAGCACCGCACAAGAAACTGAATCACTTCGATCTTTTCAGATATTGCATCAACCTGTCCTTCCGGTGCATTCCGATCCAAAGCATGCTTTTTGTTCCTGTAACAGATACGCAGTTCCTTATTCAGGAATACCCGTGCTTTTTCAAACATTCTCCGCACCCCCATCAATGGTTGACATCAATGTCAAGTGTCGGTGTATAGAAATGTACACTGTAATGGTATGGGTCAGTTTTTGTTCCAGTGATGTCTTCCACCACATAAATTACATATTCATTCAGGTAGATGTAATTCTTTTTATATGTATCTGCACCAGTCTTACAAGTCACAATCAGTTCACTGGTAGAATTGTTGGACAGGCTCATGTAACCTTCCATTTCCATGACAATTAAGTCTGTTCGTGCATTGTACACTGTGATCTTTCGCAAACACTGGAAGTTATCTGCGGACTGTGAAATGTTGTGATTCACGTTATCGGCCGCAGTACAAGCTGTCATACCACCGACAAGAATCACAATGGCCATCAGAACGATAACAATTTTTTTCATCGGTCTTCACCCCCGGTGATCAGTTCACTGTACGGCAATCCACGGATCCAGTCACAGAATGTGTGCCATTCATCCAGCTTGTGGTCTTTTCGGTCACGGTAGATTCCCACCAAGACTTCATAGTTCAGCATGATTGTCCGCTTCTGGTTGTAGCTGGTAGGCAGAAGCTGGATCATCTGCCACCACCAGTCCTTGGTCTTGTTCACCAAAAACAGTCCTCGGCAGTTATTAAGATTGATAATCGTGTAGCACAGCACATCCATAGATACATCCGTCAGGTGTTCATAACTGAAATCATCCAGCGTGAATTCCTTGCTGTGGATCTTGTGCATGGTGGAACAGCTGTTGCAGACGGTGCCGACCTTGTAGGTGTCAAATTCCTTCCACCAATACAGGGGTGCATTGATGGTCAGGAAGACCGGAATCATTCGTCTGTACTTGGCGTGGACACTGCCACCCTTGGCCAGATTCATCATCAACTGGTGGTCATTGTCACCGATGACAAACATCATCCCCGGATCATTGGGATTGATGGGGGAAGGGTCTTCCACCCATTCATACTCACTGTCCATCTTGTCCCAGCTGTTCTTGGGGTTTCGCATACCTTCGATGATGATTTCCCACTGTTCGGGGGACGGCAGAACTGTTTTTTCAATACTCAACATAACAATTATCCTTTCATACATTCAGAACAAACTTGCTGACCTTCGGGAATCACTCTGCCACAGCAGACACATGTGTTTTCACCCGTGGGTACTTCGTGCTTGTAGTCATTCAATTCAGGCTTGTGCTTACATGTCCAGATGGCACACATGATGTTCCAACAGAAGGCACGGTCATGGGGTTCATCTTCATCACCCCTTAACCACTTCAGATAGTGCCGGACAGCACTGTCAATGTAGCACTTGACGGGAATGCCCTTCTGCCAATTGTGTTCACCATACTTCTTGGCACCGGCTTCAAAGTGCTTGGCCACTTCCAGAAGCATTGTGGGAAGATCCCACCCATGCAGTTCATAGAACCGCTGAAGGGCACCAAGAAGGTTGACTGTGTCACCGGTGTTCACAAAGTCAGCAACATACACCATCGGTCTGTGGTGGTTACCCTGTGCCGGAATCAGTGTGGTCACCACATCCAGCGGCATCAGATCACAGCGGCCTTTGCCTTCCTGAATATCCCTGACAGCACCCGTGTCAAATTCTCTGCGATTGCCGCTGTCTTTGATGGTGGGTGGCATGTATTTGGCCGCTTCAGCCATTCTCTGCACCGCTTCAGTGGCCGTCATTGCGGATGTACCGGCTTGGGTAAATGCATCTGCAACGGGCTTGTCTTCGGGGATTCCACGGTTCCAACAATCACTGCATTTGTGCAGACCATCCTCACCGTTTCCACACCAGTCCGGTTTGTCACCAACTTCTTCCCAGTCAGGGCACAGTGATCTTATGACAAAGTCGGGATCAGCATCCGGACATTTCCTCAAGTATTTTTCTAACAGTGTCAATTTGTAAACACCCTTGCCTTTCTTCCGTTGATCCGCTTGGTTTTGACCTGACAGTTCAGCTGTCTGGTGATTTCTTTGCTGAAATTCGCCAGACCCATGGACTGGAATCCATTTTCTTGACAGAAGATTTCATACATGGAATGAATCAGTCTGGTTTCCTGATTGATGATTTCTTCCTTTTCCGTTTCGGCCAAGAACAGCAGAATCGGGTTGTTGTATTCGGTATATTCCTTCAATTCCGCATCCACTTTGGTGGACTGGGTGAAGGATCTGTTGATCAGAATCTGCTTCAGACCGTCAATGCCGATCTTGCACAGATATTCCATGACTTCCTGATCCTTCAGCTTCCACGCAATGTACGGATCATAGTCAGGGTCATTTTTGCTGAATGTCGCATTGAAGGGGATGATTACCATTCTTCTTAGGACGGCACCGGTTCTGTCCTTCATTCGGGGAATCTGGTTGGCACTGAAAATCAGCTTCACAAACGGCTTGTAGAAGAACAATTCCGTGCCTTTGTTTTCGGCCTTCAGCATGTTGCCGGACACAATCTTCTTGAAGTGTGCAATGGCCTTTCCACGCAGGAATTCATCAGAAATGTCATCACCTATATTGGCCAGCTTGCCAAACATTGTGGCCGGTGCAAAGCGTTCTTCCAGTTCATCCAGACCCAGATTGGAAGTGTTCTGGACACCCAGCACATCCTGAAGCATCTGAAGGAAGGTACTTTTGCCGTTTGCCTTCTCTCCGGTCAAAAACATTGACACAGACAATTCATTCCGTCTGTAGAAACAATATCCCACACATTCATTCAGCAGTTGTCGGATCTCTGGATCCTGACAAGCCATTTTGTTCAATGTGGTGTCTGCAATGTCACTGTACGCATCTGCATGATAATCCCACGGGATCTGGTTGGTGATAACCATATCCGGTGAAAAGTCCG